GTCCGACTTGGGAGTACCCAGAAGACAGAGACAATTTTGTAATTACTTTTAATGGTAACGAAGCACCACAGGAAATTGAAAATGCAGAAAATTAGAATCGCTGGTCCTCCGGGAACAGGTAAAACTACTTACTTAGTTAAAAAATATTATGAAGCGTTGAGCACTTATCAACCTGCAGATATTATGGTTATTTCCCATACAAACACAGCTGCTAATCATATTAGAGGTAAAATAACTGACATCAAAAGCATGAATAATTATTTACAAGAAACTGGGATAAATGTTTTAGGTATTATTCAAGCAAATAAAAAAACACTGGAAAGAAACGTTTCTACTATCCATAAATATTGCAAAAATCAATTAACTGGTGCAACAGTTCTTGAGATAAATGATTATGATGTTTTAAAACAAAAGTATGCAATATTTGATAAATTTACTCACAATAAAAAATTTTATTTTACACAATCACTATTTAAAACACATCCATTTTTTAAATTTGTTTCATTTGCAAGGGATAATGGCAAAGAATTAACTCAGTACTATAGAGAACTTTCTTATGAAGAAAAAAATGAGTATAAATATAGTATTAAAGATTTAAATGAAATGAATGACCTTTACATTGAATACAAAACTAATCCACAAATTAATGAAGGAAGAACAAATATATTAGATTTTCAAGATATGGTAGAAAAGTTTTGCGAGTTACCTAAAGACCCAGTTATAAAAGTTTTAATGGTGGATGAAGCACAAGACTCAAGTTTTATACAAAGAAAAGCAGAAGAAAAAATGTCTACGAACTCAGATTTGTTTTACAAAGCAGGAGATCCTGATCAAACAATATTTGAGTTTGCGGGTGCTGACCCACATTCTTTTCATTTAGAATTTGCACATCCTGATGTAGAACTAGAACAAGGATACAGGTGCCCAAGATTAATTAATGAGTGGTGTAGGAATGTTATAAAACAAATTTGGATAGACTATGAGTACACTAGAACTTGGAGTCCTAGAAGAGAGTTGGATAAAGATGGTAAACCCACAGGACCAATTGTAGAAGGAGAAATATTTAATTTAATGAACTTAACTCAAGATCCTAATCTACATGAGTTATCAAACAGATTACTTAACACTGAAGAAACTTTTATCTTTACTTATCGTGGAGGAGAACCGGAAGATATAATTAATTTTTTAATCAAAAATAACATGCCTATGAATTTTTTATCTGACAAAATAAAATGTTTTAGTTATCCTAAAAAAGAAATTGAAATACAAAGAATGTATTTAAATTTTTGTTTTGGAACAGAAGCATTATCATTAACTAAAATTAAAAAGATAATTAAGAGTATGGATCCTGGCTACTATCAACCGGGATTTAAAATAGAAAACTTAGAAGAGTTAGAAAAGAAAAAATACACACTCGATTATTTTATTGATAGTGGATTTTTATCTCCAGTTATTAAAAAAACATCAGATTTTCAAAATATTACAGCACAATCTGATCTAAAAATTAAAAACTATGTACGTAATATTGTTAATAATAACAGAGATTTAGAAGAAATTAGAGTTTTTGTTGCAAATATACATACGATTAAAGGTATGGAATTTGACAATGTAGTTTTAGATTTAAAAATAAACAGAGAAGAAAGAACAATGCACGATAAACGAAGAATAAAGTTTGTTGCGGGTTCACGTACCAAAAAAACTTTATGGACAATTAAATCGAAAGGACAACTGTCATTATGAAAACATACGATAAACAAATAGGCGGCAACCATTACCAAAAATATAAAATACAGCCAAGTAAGTTTGTAATAGAGAACGAATTGCTTTACCCAGAAGGATGTGCTATAAAGTACATCATAAGACATAGAGATAAAGGAAAGAAACAAGATTTAGAAAAAGCAATACACTTTATAGAAATGATTATTGAAAGAGATTATAAATAATGTGCGTTCCTCCAGATTTATCAGAACTTGATCATTTACAAGACGTAGATACAGTTGCAGTTGACTTAGAAACACATGATCCAAACTTAAAGACCCTTGGATCAGGAGCCATTATTGGTAAAGGAAAAGTTGTGGGTATTGCTGTAGCTTTTAATGATAAGAAGTTTTATTTTCCTATAGGTCATATAGGAGCAACACCTCCATATACTGCTAAAAAAGTTTGGAAAAAGTTAAATGATAATATATTTCAAAATAAAAAGATAACTAAAGTATTTCATAACGCGATGTATGATGTATGTTGGATTAGACAAGCAACAGGGCTCATGGTCCAAGGACCTATTGTTGATACAATGATAGCGGCCTCTGTTATCGATGAAAACAGGATGAGGTATAGTTTAGATTCTTTGTCAAAAGATTATTTAGACGAAAAAAAATACAAATATGATTTACAAGAAAAAGTTGATGAAGAATTAGCTATACCAGATGCAATAGCTAATATGCATTTGCTACCTTATAAACTTGTAAAAGATTATGCAGAACAAGATGTTAACTTAACTTTTAAACTTTGGGCTGTATTTAAAAAAAAAATAGATTCACCTATAAAAATTAAATTAATAGAAAATGGTAAAGTTATTATTAAAGAAAAAACACTTAGAAACATTTTTAATTTAGAAATGGATTTGTTTCCTTGTTTAGTTGACATGAGATTTAAAGGTGTAAGAGTAGATACAACTAAAGCTAGCACTTTAGGTAATGATTTAAAAAAAAGAATGAACAGTATTTTAAAAGGCATACACAGACGAACAAATGTTTTGGTTGAAGTTTGGGCAGCGGATTCAATACAAAAAATACTAGACCATCAAAAAATTACAGATTATAAAAAAACTCCTAAATCAGGGCGAGCAAGTCTATCAAAAAATTACTTAGAAACACACCCTAATATTTATTTAAGATTGATTGCAAGAGTTCGTGCATATGATAAACTAATCAACGTTTTTGTAGAAGGTCTTTTAAAGTTTGTACACAAAGGAAGAATACATGCAGAAATAAATCAAATTAGATCTGAAAAAGGTGGCACAGTTACTGGAAGATTTTCAATGTCTAAACCAAACCTACAACAGATACCATCAAGAGGTAAATATGGTAGTATAATTCGTTCGTTTTTTTTACCGGAAGAAGGTGAAGAATGGGGTTCGTTTGATTACTCACAACAAGAACCAAGACTTGTAGTGCATTACTCTTTAAAAAATAATTTTAAAAATAATCCTGCAGCTAATTTAAGTGCTAAAGCTTTAGCAGATGCTTACACAAAAGATGCTGATACAGATTTTCATAAAAAAGTAGCTAAGATGGCTAAAATTACTCGTCTTCAAGCCAAAACCATTAACGTAGGTATGTTTTACGGTCTGGGTAAAACAAAATTAGCAGCTTCTTTAGAATTAGATCCACAAGAATCTAGAGAATTGTTTAATAATTATCACAAAGAAGTTCCTTTTGTTAGAGAACTGTCTAATGGTTTAATGAAATTTGCAGAAGAACAGGGTACAATTTATACATTAGAAGACAGGTTTTGTAGGTTTGATAAATGGGAACCTAAAAACAAAGAATGGGATAATGAAAAAAGAGTGTTTGTGTATACTGAATATGTAGAAAAAAAATCAGATGATGGCAAAATAACAAAAGAATTTGAATCAGGGCCAGTTCCTATAATGACAACAGAAGTTGCTAAAAATCATTATTTAGCTAACAGAGTAAAAAGTTTACAAGACCCGGACCCTGAGTGTTTAGAGTTTACAAATCACTACCAACCTGCATTTACTTACAAAGCATTAAATAAATTAATACAAGGATCTGCTGCTGATATGACAAAAAAGGCTATGGTAAAACTTTATAAGAAGGGTATTATACCTCATATACAAATTCACGATGAATTATGTTTATCTATTGACAGCGAAAGAAAAGCTGAGATAGTAAAAAAAACAATGGAGACAGCAATACCTTTATTAATACCTAATAAAGTTAATTATAAAAAAGGTAAAAATTGGGGCAACACTGTATGATAAATTATGGCTTACTTAAATGCAAATATAAAACCAGAGTACGCACAAATAAGGAGAGAATATTTATATGACTGTAAAAAACATCATGGCGAAGTGGAAGATTGTATTATCTTTGGCATCACGAGCATGTCTGGAAGGGCTATACTATGGCACGCTATTATGGAGAACGGTGCAATATTTTATCGCTTACCAATTACGGCTTTTATTCAACGCGGTTTTAAACCGAAAGCTGTTCCACATAGACGACTTGATGAACTTGAGCTTTGGAATAGTTTTAGTTATTTTCCTACTGTTATTAATTGGTCTATTTTAACCGGAGCAGCCGGCAAATACATAGGTAAAGACAAAAAATGGCACCACGGTAATTATTTATTTACCATTGACTGGGCACACCCAGATGATAATATACTAGACACTGATCATTCAGAAATACCGCACGAACATAAGTGCGCTCACATAATAGCCTTAAATGATGGTAATTATGCAGCACAACCTAACAACAGAATAATTTGGGACTTACCTGCTTTCACAGTTAAAAACAATATTCCTGACTGGAAAGTTCAAACAAACGAGTGGAATGTAGAAGACTCAGGTGCATGGCAAACGGAAGATACGGACAAATTCTTCTATGAAATTGAGGAAAAAAAACATGATTAAAAAATGGTTAGAAAAAATATTTGGTAAATTTTGTAAGTGCGCAGGAAAAGATGAACATTTAGCATTATATGAAGATGTTGTTGAACCAAAAATAAAAATATTGTGTGACAAACACCCTGATTCTTATAAAAAAACTTGCCCAAGTTGTAGAGCGGTAGAGTAATGGAGGGCCTACGCATGAACTACTGGTTTACAGGCTGGTTAGTAATTGGCTTTTCATTGTTAGTATTATTTGCAGAGCCTGCTTATCCAGCAGAAACACAAACGAACGTATCAGGAACCAACACAAGTATTGAAGGTGGGTATACTGGTGGAGCAACAACGTATCAATCCGGATCTTCGTCTAACACAACAAGTACAACTAGTTCAACATCTAATGTAAGATCAGCACCACCAACATCATCAGCACCATCATATAATTCTATGACACAAGACGTGTGTGCAGTAGGTGGATCACTTGGGGTACAGACGTTTGGTTTTGGTGTTAGCGGTGGAAAACATTTTATTGATAAAAATTGTGAACGATTAAAGCTAGCAAGAATTTTAAATGACTTCGGGATGCGTGTAGCAGCCGTGGCCATACTCTGCCAAGATCCTAGAGTATTTGAGAGCATGATTTCTGCAGGAACCGTTTGCCCTATTGATGGCAAAATTGGAGCTGAGGCTATGGCATTGTGGGCTAAGTATGGTCATGAAAGACCTGACTATAATGTTTATATGAAACGTGTAACAGCTAGAGAAAAAGCTGATAAAAAAGCAGAAAAACTTAGACTTAAAGAAGAAGCGAGAATGACAAAAGAATTTAATAAAGTAGATAAAGAAATTAAAATAGAAAAACTTAAATGAAAATATCAGAAAACACATCAGTGAGCATGCCGATGAAAAACATGTTAATGATAATCGCAGGCGTAATTTCCGGAGTGCTGGCCTACACAGAGATTACAGCTAGACTAACAAGCCTTGAGACATCAAGAGAATTGTTTCAAGCAGATTTATTAAAGAAGAGTGAGCA